AACAGCTGAGATAAAGCCGTGTCTACGTGCATAATTTTCAAATTTTCTATTAATCCATTTTGATTGGTCTAAAATGTTGCCATACGTCAACTTGTGGTGGGCAAGTTCCTCATATAACACTTCTGCTTTACGTGTTTCTGACAAATTTTTATTAATTAAAATAACCCCATTGTCATAGAGACCCTCAAAATTACCTAAAGATTTCCCATCATCAATTGGTATCTCTTTGTTTTCAATAACCATCTTTTCGTATAAATACATGCAATAACCCCTTACTGATTTCGATGTGCTTTTCTAACTAACTCCGCATACTTTCTAATTTCAATTAATTCTTCCTCTGTAAAATCTCCATCTAAGTGCGCGGCGATAGTATCTTGTTTTGTAGATTCTTCGCGTTCAGCAAATCCTAATAAATATTCTGTTTTTATTCCAAGTACTTTCGCAAAATCTTCAGCACGATTCAATGGGAACTCTCTAGTTAAATTTAAATATCTTGATACTGCTGATTTTGCTACACCTACACGACGAGCTAATTCACTTAGTGACATATTTTGTTCTTTCATTGATGTTTTAATTATTGTGATTATTTCATCATTAGTTCTCATTTCTTGTATCTCCTGAATTGAATATTTGTTCTTATTTGTGAACGATTTGATTATAACACCGTTCCCAAAAGAATACAATATATAAGGAAGAAAAAACTTTTTGAATTTTTTTAAGTAAAAATTGTTGACGAACGAGAACGTAAATGGTAAATTGTAATTAGTTCTCGAACGAGAACGATAGGAGGTGTAAACGTGGTACTAAATTTAAAAAGATTGAGAGCGGAAAGAATAGCTTGTGGTATTACGCAAGATGAAATGGCTCACAAAATGGGGTGGAAAACAAGAACGCCTTATGCAAAGAGAGAAAATGGAATAGTAGATATTGGAGCGAATGAATTTATTAAAATGGCAAAAATATTAGGTTATGAAACAAATAACCTAGACATTTTTTTTACCAATAACGTTCCCGGAAAAGAACGAAAAAACATCTTAAAAGGAGGTGAATTAAATGTCTAGAACAAAATTGCATGATGTACCAGCTAAAGAAAATACAATTACAGAACCAAAGCAAGTTGTAGTGAATCCTTTGTTTGCGAAACCTAATGCACTAGCTAGTATTTTGGGAATTTCATATAGTTCGGTGAATCGCATTTTAAAAGAGTGGGAAAAAGATTCTAAAGGTGTTGATGATTTATATTACTCGTTATCATCAACAATGATTGTTATCAGTATTCCGCGATTCGAGGAGTACATGAAGGCGCGTCATAAAAAATGGATGTAGGAGGCAAGGCAATGAAAATGTACTTAACTTATATCTGCTTAGTTTCATTGTTAACAATATTATTACTAGCAATATCTAACATGTATGTCGCTTTTAGTGTGTACGGCATGATGGTAACTTATGGATTTAATTTAACAGGAGAGATTACAACGTGCGAAAACAAGTTATTATTACAAAAACAGTAGTTGGCTGGTACAACATTAAAGATACTCAACATAATTTAATGTTAAATATACCGCCAAAAGTATTTGAACAGTACTTTCCTGATGTTAGTAAAGATGTTCAAGTTGCGTGTTTAGAAATGGATTTATCAAAAATTACAGAAATTAAAAATAAGAAAAAAGTAGGTAGTTAAGATGGAAATCAAACAAAAATATCAATTATCAAAAGTGGTTAAAATATTAGAAGTAGTATTATACGAGGAAGATAAGTTTCAATCCGATAAGGACTATCATTATCAGGATAAAGCATTATATGAATATGCTTTAAAGTTAGTTCATAATGGATTGTTCAATATTCTTGCTGAATTAGATTTTGAAGATGAAGCATTTTTAATTCTTGATGAAGTAACAATGACGCTAAGTGATGTCATGAAAGAAACACAACACGTTTACCGTTATAGTGTCATAGACGAAAAAGGTGAACATAAACATACAACAGATCGCAAAGGACACGTGATTGGAATGTTAGAGTGGGCATTAGATTACATTGTGGGAAATATTGAAGTGGAGGAATTATAAATGAATTGGGAAATTAAAAATTTAATGTGTGATTTAAAGATATTGAAAGAAAAGTTTGAGGATTTAAAGGATAATCATGGCTCGCATTTTGAAGATTTATATCTACATGAGCCAAATCATACCTTAAATAAAGACGATGCTATTAAAGAAGGATTTTCATATCATGAGAGACGTATTCACAATGATCAAATGTTTGATGCATTAGAAAAAGCGTCATCTTTCGCCGACCAAAGCCAAGATAACGCATAAAAAAATAAAAATTTATAAAATCATACCATTAATATTTTAACATTAGTTGCATTGAAAATACAGAGAAATCAGATTAGAAAGGAGGCATTCTGTGGCAATTAAGAAAAAAGATAGAATTATTGGAGTTAAAGAATTAGAAATACCGCAAGAATTAAAATTAGTGCCCAATTGGGTATTATGGCGAGCTGAATGGAACGAGAAGCAACAAAATTTTGGAAAAGTACCATATAGTATTAATGGTTACAGAGCTAGTACAACCAATAAAAAAACATGGTGTGACTTTGAAAGTGTAAGTATTGAATATGAAGTTGATGAGCAATATAGCGGTATAGGTTTTGTATTAAGTGATGGTAATAATTTTGTTTGCCTAGATATTGATAATGCAATTGATAAAAAAGGACAAATCAATTCTGAATTAGCACTAAAAATGATGCAACTCACATATTGTGAAAAGTCTCCAAGTGGTACAGGATTACATTGTTTCTTTAAAGGTAAACTACCAGATAACCGTAAAAAGAAAAGAACAGATTTAGACATAGAGTTATATGATTCAGCAAGGTTTATGACTGTTACAGGATGCACAATTGGTCAAAGTGATATTTGTGATAATCAAGAAGTATTAAATACTCTAGTTGATGAATATTTTAAAGAGAATTTGCCAGCAAATGAGGTTGTGAGAGAGGAATCTAATACCAATATACAATTATCTGATGAAGATATTATAAACATTATGATGAAATCTAAACAAAAAGATAAAATTAAAGATCTATTACAAGGCACATATGAATCATATTTTGAGAGTTCAAGCGAAGCAGTACAAAGCTTATTACACTACTTAGCGTTTTACACAGGTAAAAACAAACAGCAAATGGAGCGTATATTTTTAAACTACAATAATCTTACGGATAAATGGGAAAGTAAACGAGGTAATACGACTTGGGGACAGCTTGAGTTAGATAAAGCTATAAAGAATCAAAAGACAATTTATACTAAATCGATAGATGAATTTAATGTTATACCACAGGGGAGTAAAGATGTTAAACAGTTGTTGAATCAATTGGGGCATGAAGAAAGAACAAAAATGGAAGAAAATTGGATTGAAGAAGGAAAACGAGGGCGAAAGCCTACAACAATTAGCCCTATAAAATGTGCATATATTTTGAATGAGCATTTAACATTTATACTTTTTGATGATGAAGAAAATACTAAGTTAGCTATGTATCAATTTGATGAAGGGATATATACACAGAACACTACAATTATAAAACGAGTGATTTCCTATTTAGAGCCCAAACATAATAGCAACAAAGCTGATGAAGTTATTTATCATTTAACCAATATGGTAGATATAAAAGAGAAAACTAACTCACCATACTTAATACCAGTTAAAAATGGTGTATTTAACCGTAAAACGAAGCAACTAGAATCATTTACACCTGATTATATATTTACCAGTAAAATAGATACATCGTATGTAAGGCAAGATATAGTACCTGAAATAAATGGCTGGAATATAGATCGGTGGATAGAAGAGATTGCTTGTAATGATAATCAGGTTGTTAAATTATTGTGGCAAGTAATTAATGACTCAATGAATGGTAACTACACTCGTAAAAAGGCTATTTTCTTTGTTGGTGATGGAAATAATGGTAAAGGGACGTTTCAAGAATTATTGTCTAATGTAATAGGTTATAGCAATATTGCTAGCTTAAAAGTGAATGAGTTTGATGAACGTTTTAAATTGAGTGTGTTAGAGGGCAAGACAGCAGTAATTGGAGACGATGTACCAGTTGGTGTGTATGTCGATGATTCTTCAAACTTTAAAAGTGTAGTTACTGGCGATCCAGTGTTGGTTGAGTTTAAAAATAAACCCTTATATAGAGCGACTTTTAAGTGTACAGTTATTCAATCAACGAATGGAATGCCTAAATTTAAAGACAAAACAGGCGGGACTTTAAGAAGGTTATTGATAGTACCGTTTAATGCCAATTTTAATGGCATTAAAGAGAATTTTAAAATCAAAGAAGACTATATAAAAAATCAGCAAGTGCTAGAGTATGTGCTTTATAAAGCAATTAATTTAGATTTTGAAACCTTTGACATTCCTGATGCATCTAAAAAAATGCTTGAAGTATTTAAAGAAGATAACGATCCAGTTTATGGGTTTAAAGTAAATATGTTTGATCAATGGACTATTAGAAAAGTGCCGAAATATATTGTATACGCATTTTATAAAGAATATTGTGATGAAAATGGCTATAATGCATTGAGTTCAAACAAGTTTTATAAACAATTTGAACATTATTTAGAGAATTATTGGAAAACTGATGCACAGCGAAGATATGACAATGAAGAACTTGCTAAGAGGATATACAACTTTAATGACAATAGAAATTACATTGAACCTATTGAAAGTGGAAAAAACTATAAATCGTATGAAAAGGTGAAGCTAAAAGCAATATAGTTGCAACCGAATGCAACCGAATGCAACCGAAAATTTTAAAACGGGTTGCACCTATAATCACAGTTATATCAAGGGTTTAGGGCACTTATGCAACTGAGCAACTCAAAATCTATAACTTATTAGTAGAAAAGTAAATAACCAAAATATAAATAAGAAATAGTATCAAAAATTATATAAACTAATTTGTGTGATTTCGGTTGCATAGTTGCAAAAGTGGATTAACCCCTTGTGACAGTAAGAAAAAAATTGCAACTGGAAAATTTAAAACGAGTTGCATAGCTGTAAATTTCAGTTGCACATAATCGGAAGAGACTTGCAGTTATACAAAATTGCCTAAGATACTAAAGTTACTAAAAAACGTTTAAGTCACTAAAAGATACTAAAATTCTAGAATTCAGTAACCACAGTTTTTACTTTCATATTAGTCTTTTTGACAAAAAGTTACTGAGTTACTATAAATTATTTCTTTTTAGTAGAAATGTATAATAGAGAATTAAGGTAATAAAAGATTATATAAAATACCGTGAATTTTCAGTAACTCAGTAACCAACAGCCTGTATGTATTGACATCACTGTGTTTACAGTGGTTATTGAAAAACATAAATTCAGTGGTTTTTAGTATCTAACGTGGTTGCTTTAGTAACTGGATAGATTGGAGGACTAGAGTAACATGAATAGAAATAGAATGAAACAAATCATCTTAGAATATATAAAGAACAATGACAGCACTTCATTTGTAGAGATTGAGAATGTATTTGAAGAACAAGGTTTTAAATACAAAGGTAACGGCGCATATACCAGTGGCAACCATAAGAATATTATATTTTGGATGGGTTGGAATGAAGAAGCGTTTAACATTGTGGCAGATTTAAAACGCGACGGGCTAATTGAAATGCAAATTTGTCCGCCAATGTACTATCTTATTGATGGTAAAGGTCTAAGGCTACCAATTGTAAAGAATAAAAATATAAAAATAGATCATTGGCTACCAGTAACATTTAGTTTAGTAAATTAAAACATGCAGATAAGCATTTAAAATATCAAGTATAGATATGGGAGTGTGTATATTTATTAATCATAAAAGAATCGCATATCAAATAATCAAACATACACCTGTGAACGTTCAATTAATGAATACGAAATATATAAATCGCGTTGTAAGGCGCTATACAAAAAAGCGTGCTGATTTTGAACTTATTAAAATGTATATCTATCAGATTAAAAGGAGAGAGGCAAGACGTGCTAGATCATACAAATGAATCTGTAAAACGTGTGTTTAAGTATAGAGATAAGCAAGAACTATTAAATAAGTATCACGAATTATTAGACAAATACTTTCTTCATAACATTTCGTTCTATGAAGAAGATAAAAACAACGAACGTATATATGGTTTAGTTGTTCATACTAAAAACAAATTAGGAGATGAAGATTATGAAAGAGTTTAAAGAACAATTTGGGTATCAACTATCTAACTTTGATGATATGGATATTAAAGGATATGCCAATCTATATCAAAAGGATATAGGTAAAGATGTAAGTATGATTGAACAGGGGTTAAAGCAATTAAGTATTACTGAAACAGAAGTTTTATTACCAGAGCAAATTAACAAAAAATTATTAGGAGTGTTAAATATGAATGAAGTAAATCAATCAAGTAATACATGGGTAGGTACCTTAACAAAACAATTAGTTAGTAGTGAGAATAACTTTAATATTCAAGAGTTACCAACTGCACGTAAAGAAGTATTTAAAGAGTTATTGGTGAATTGTGAGCTACCTCAATCACTACGTGAGGTGATTACCATTACTGATGATGAACATGTTGAATCTATACCATCACTAACATACATTAAAGATAAGTTAGCTACTAACGGTATTGAGCTATCACTTAATGGCAGTAGTAAATACTTTGATAGACGTGAGGGACATATCTACACAGAAGTATCAGACAGTGTAGTTCATGGCTCTGATAGAACATTAGATGATCTACTTAAAGAGATATTTATTAATGAGTGTGTCGCATATGAAACAACATTGTTATTAGATAAGAATAATTCAAGTGGTTTAATTGATAAAGGTAACCAAGACTTATCACTTTATAATCAAGGTATCAAAGAAGTAAGTAACACATCAATATACGATGGTATCAAGCAAGCGATGAAAGATATACCACAAACGTTTAGGCGTAATGTATCTATTGTGATGAACACAGAACATCATGATAAGCTCATCAAAGAGTTGGCACAGATGGGATTAGGTGGACTTGCAGGTGATTTAAGTAACCTATTTAATGTGACTAATGTAGTGGTTACTGATGATGCACATGATGTCTTTGTTGGAGACTTTGGACATGCCATATATGCTAAATACGAACCTATTATGTATAACAAAAAGAAACAAGCATTAAAAGGTATTTATCAATTTGCATTGAACTATGTGTTTGATATAAAAATAATTCCAGAGTTATTGCGCATAGTTAATATTAAATAAAAAAATTATTTAAATAAAATTTTATAGCCCCCTGCCCATCGGCTTAAAATGTTTTTTCGCCGGGTACCGGCGGGGGCCCTTCGCTTGCAACGCGGATAAACTTTTATGAAAGGGGGTCTTTATATGAAATTAACAAAAAAACAGCTGAAAGAATATATAGAGGATTATAAAAAATCTGATGACATATTAATTAATTTGTATATAGAAACGTATGAATTTTATTGTCGGTTAAGAGATGAACTTAAAAATAGTGATTTGATGATAGAGCATACAAACAAGGCTGGTGCGAGCAATATTGTTAAGAATCCATTAAGCATAGAACTGACAAAAACAGTTCAAACACTAAATAACTTACTCAAGTCTATGGGTTTAACTGCAGCACAAAGAAAAAAGATAGTTCAAGAAGAAGGTGGATTCGGTGACTATTAAAGTTTTAAATGAACCTTCACCAAAACTATTAACAACATGGTATGCAGAGCAAGTCACTCAAGGGAAAATAAAAACAAGCAAATATGTTAAAAAAGAATGTGAGAGACACCTTAGATATCTAGAAAATGGAGGTAAATGGGTATTTGATGAAGAATTAGCGCACCGTCCTATTCGATTCATAGAAAAGTTTTGTAAACCTTCCAAAGGATCTAAACGTCAACTTGTATTACAACCATGGCAACATTTTATTATTGGCAGTTTGTTTGGTTGGGTTCATAAAGAAACAAAACTGCGCAGGTTTAAAGAAGCTTTGATATTTATGGGGCGAAAAAATGGTAAAACAACTACTATATCTGGTGTTGCTAACTATGCTGTTTCTCAAGATGGAGAAAACGGCGCTGAAATCCATCTTTTAGCAAACGTAATGAAACAAGCTAGAATATTATTCGATGAATCTAAGGCGATGATAAAAGCTAGCCCAAAGCTTGATAAAAATTTCAGAACATTAAGAGATGAAATCCATTATGACGCAACGATATCAAAAATTATGCCCCAAGCATCAGATAGCGATAAGTTAGATGGATTGAATACACACATGGGGATTTTTGATGAAATTCATGAATTTAAAGACTATAAATTGATTTCAGTTATAAAAAACTCAAGAGCTGCAAGGTTACAACCTCTTCTCATCTACATTACGACAGCAGGGTATCAATTAGATGGTCCACTTGTTGATATGGTAGAAGCGGGAAGAGACACCTTAGATCAAATCATAGAAGACGAAAGAACTTTTTATTATTTAGCATCTTTGGATGATGACGATGATATTAATGATTCGTCGAACTGGATAAAAGCAAATCCCAACTTAGGTGTCTCTATAAATTTAGATGAGATGAAAGAAGAGTGGGAAAAAGCTAAGAGAACACCAGCTGAACGTGGAGATTTTATAACCAAAAGGTTTAATATCTTTGCTAATAATGACGAGATGAGTTTTATTGATTACCCAACACTCCAAAAAAATAATGAAATTGTTTCTTTAGAAGAGCTGGAAGGCAGACCATGCACGATTGGTTATGATTTATCAGAAACAGAGGACTTTACAGCCGCGTGTGCTACTTTTGCGTTAGATAATGGTAAAGTTGCAGTTTTATCGCATTCATGGATTCCTAAGCACAAAGTTGAATATTCTAACGAAAAAATACCCTATAGAGAATGGGAAGAAGATGGCTTATTAACAGTGCAAGATAAGCCTTATATTGACTACCAAGATGTTTTAAATTGGATAATTAAGATGAATGAGCATTATGTAGTAGAAAAAATTACTTATGATAGAGCGAACGCATTCAAACTAAATCAAGAGTTAAAAAATTACGGGTTTGAAACGGAAGAAACAAGACAAGGAGCTTTGACCTTGAGCCCTGCATTGAAGGATTTAAAAGAAATGTTTTTAGATGGGAAAATAATATTTAATAATAATCCTTTAATGAAATGGTATATCAATAATGTTCAGTTGAAACTAGACAGAAACGGAAACTGGTTGCCGTCTAAGCAAAGCAGATATCGTAAAATAGATGGCTTTGCAGCATTTTTAAACACATATACAGATATTATGAATAAAGTTGTTTCTGACAAGGGTGAAGGAAACATAGAATTTATTAGTATTAAAGATATAATGCGTTAAGGAGGTGAATGTTATCGCAAAAGAGAATATTGTCACACGCATAAAGAAAAAATTGATAGACAATTGGATTGATCAGTCAGCTTCTAAGCTTTATGACTTTAGCCCATGGAAAAATAAATCTTTTTGGGGTGTAATCAATAATACGCTTGAAACTAATGAAACGATATTTTCAGCTATTACAAAGTTATCTAATTCGATGGCTAGTTTGCCCTTGAAAATGTATGAAGATTATAAAGTAGTTAATACAGAAGTATCTGATTTACTTACAGTGTCACCGAATAATTCTCTGAGCAGTTTTGATTTTATTAATCAAATTGAAACAATCAGAAATGAAAAAGGTAATGCATATGTGCTAATTGAACGAGACATCTATCATCAACCATCAAAGCTTTTCTTATTAAATCCAGATGTTGTTGAAATGTTAATTGAAAACCAATCACGTGAACTTTATTATTCCATTCATGCTGCAACTGGAAATAAATTGATTGTTCATAATATGGACATGTTGCATTTTAAACACATCGTGGCATCTAATATGGTGCAAGGCATTAGTCCGATTGATGTGTTGAAGAATACAACTGATTTTGATAATGCAGTAAGAACCTTTAATCTTACAGAAATGCAAAAACCTGATTCTTTCATGCTTAAATATGGTTCCAATGTAGGTAAAGAAAAAAGGCAGCAAGTGTTAGAAGATTTCAAACAGTACTATGAAGAAAACGGTGGAATATTATTCCAAGAGCCTGGTGTTGAAATCGAACCGTTACCTAAAAAATATGTCTCTGAAGATATAGTGGCAAGCGAGAATTTAACAAGAGAAAGAGTAGCTAACGTTTTTCAATTGCCCTCAGTATTCTTAAATGCAAGATCAAATACAAATTTCGCGAAAAATGAAGAGTTAAACAGATTTTACTTGCAGCATACCTTATTGCCAATCGTCAAACAGTATGAAGAAGAATTTAATCGGAAACTACTTACTAAAACAGACAGAGAAAAAAATAGGTATTTTAAATTTAACGTTAAATCTTATTTAAGGGCTGATAGTGCAACACAAGCAGAAGTGTACTTTAAAGCAGTTCGTAGTGGTTACTACACTATAAATGACATTAGAGAGTGGGAAGATTTACCACCAGTTGAAGGTGGAGATAAGCCGCTAATAAGCGGTGATTTATACCCAATTGACACGCCACTTGAATTAAGAAAATCTTTGAAAGGTGGTGATAAAAATGTCAATGAAAGCTAAGTATTTTCAAATGAAAAGAAAATCAAAAAGTAAAGGTGAAATATTTATTTATGGTGATATTGTAAGTGATAAATGGTTTGAAAGTGATGTAACTGCTACAGATTTCAAAAATAAACTAGATGAACTAGGAGACATCAGTGAAATAGATGTTCATATAAATTCATCTGGAGGCAGTGTATTTGAAGGGCATGCAATATACAATATGCTAAAAATGCATCCTGCAAAAATTAATATCTATGTCGATGCCTTAGCGGCATCAATTGCTAGTGTTATCGCTATGAGTGGTGACACTATTTTTATGCACAAAAATAGTTTTTTAATGATTCATAATTCATGGGTTATGACTGTAGGTAATGCAGAAGAATTAAGAAAGACAGCGGATTTACTTGAAAAAACAGATGCTGTTAGTAATTCAGCTTATTTAGATAAAGCAAAAGATTTAGATCAAGAACACTTAAAACAGATGTTAGATGCAGAAACTTGGCTTACTGCAGAAGAAGCCTTGTCTTTCGGCTTGATAGATGAAATTTTAGGAGCTAATGAAATAGCTGCTAGTATCTCTAAAGAGCAATATAAGCGTTTCGAGAACGTCCCAGAAGATTTAAAGAAAGATGTAGACAAAATCACTAAAATTGATGATGTAGATACATCTGAATTGGTTGAAACACCTAAAGAAAGTATGTCACTAGAAGAAAAAGAAAAAAGAGAAAAAATTAAACGCGAATGCGAAATTTTAAAAATGACAATGAATTATTAGGAGGAAATGAAATGCCGACATTATATGAATTAAAACAATCCTTAGGTATGATTGGACAACAATTAAAAAATAAAAATGATGAATTGAGTCAGAAAGCAACAGATCCAAATATTGATATGGAAGACATCAAACAACTAGAAACAGAAAAAGCAGGTTTACAACAAAGATTTAACATTGTTGAAAGACAAGTGCAAGACATTGAAGAGAAAGAAAAAGCGAAAGTTAAAGATAAAGGAGAAGCTTATCAATCTTTAAGTGATAATGAGAAGATGGTTAAAGCTAAGGCAGAGTTTTATCGTCACGCGATTTTACCAAATGAATTTGAAAAACCTTCAATGGAGGCACAACGTTTATTACACGCTTTACCAACAGGAAATGATTCAGGTGGAGATAAGCTCTTACCAAAAACACTTTCTAAAGAAATTGTTTCAGAACCATTTGCTAAAAACCAATTACGTGAAAAAGCTCGTCTAACTAACATTAAAGGTTTAGAGATTCCAAGAGTTTCATACACTTTAGACGATGATGATTTCATTACAGACGTAGAAACAGCAAAAGAATTAAAAGCAAAAGGTGATACAGTCAAGTTCACTACTAATAAATTCAAAGTATTTGCTGCAATTTCAGATACTGTAATTCATGGATCAGATGTAGATTTAGTAAACTGGGTTGAAAACGCACTACAATCAGGATTAGCAGCTAAAGAGCGTAAAGATGCCTTAGCAGTAAGTCCTAAATCTGGATTAGAACACATGTCATTTTATAATGGATCTGTTAAAGAAGTTGAGGGAGCAGACATGTATGATGCTATTATTAACGCTTTAGCAGATTTACATGAAGATTATCGTGATAACGCAACAATTTATATGCGATATGCAGATTATGTCAAAATTATTAGTGTTCTTTCAAATGGAACAACAAATTTCTTTGACACACCAGCAGAAAAAGTATTTGGCAAACCAGTAGTATTTACAGATGCAGCAGTTAAACCTATTGTGGGAGATTTCAATTATTTTGGAATTAACTATGATGGAACAACTTATGACACTGATAAAGATGTTAAAAAAGGCGAATATTTGTTTGTATTAACAGCATGGTATGATCAGCAACGTACATTAGACAGTGCATTCAGAATTGCAAAAGCAAAAGAAAATACAGGTCCATTACCCAGCTAAGCCCCAAAAGGTTAATGTAACAGCTAAGGCTAAATCAGCTGTAATATCAGCCGAATAGGGGTGATGAAATGAGTTTAGAAGAAATTAAATTGTGGTTGAGAATTGACTATAATTTCGAAAATGATTTAATTGAAGGTCTCATTCAATCGGCTAAGTCTGAATTACTATTAAGTGGGGTTCCAGATTATGACAAAGATGACTTGGAATACCCGCTTTTTTGTACAGCGATTAAATATATCATTGCAAGAGATTATGAAAGTCGTGGATACTCAAATGACCAATCTAGAAGCAAGGTGTTTAATGAAAAAGGATTGCAAAAAATGATTTTGAAATTAAAAAAGTGGTAGGTGATTTTTAAATGGAATTTAATGAATTTAAAGATCGCGCGTATTTTTTTCAATATATAAACAAAGGACCATATCCAGATGAAGAGGAAAAAATGAAATTGTATAGTTGCTTTTGTAAAATTTATAATCCTTCTATGAAAGATAGAGAAATTTTAAAAGCGACTGAATCAAAATCAGGATTAACCATAATTGTCAGGTCTTCTAAAACTGAATATCTACCACAAACAAATCACTTAGTTAAAATTGACAGTGCATTATATTCCGATAAATTATTCAACATTGTAGAAATAAGAATTGATACACCAGATATTGGCTATAATACAGTGGTTTTATCAGAAAAATGAGTGTAGAAATTAAAGGGATACCTGAAGTGTTGAATAAATTAGAATCGGTATACGGTAAACAAGCAATGCAGGCTAAGAGTGATAAAGCTTTAAATGAAGCATCTGAATTTTTTATAAAGGCTTTAAAGAAAGAGTTCGAGAGCTTTAAAGATACGGGTGCCAGTATAGAAGAAATGACTAAATCTAAGCCTTATACAAAAGTTGGCAGTCAAGAAAGGGCTGTTTTAATTGAATGGGTAGGCCCTATGAATCGCAAAAACATTATTCACTTGAATGAACATGGTTATACAAGAGATGGAAAAAAATATACACCAAGAGGTTTTGGAGTTATTGCAAAAACATTAGCTGCTAGCGAACGTAAGTATAGAGAAATTATAAAAAAGGAGTTGGCCAGATAAATGAATATATTAAACACCATAAAAGGAATTTTATTATCTGATGCAGAGCTCAAAACACATATAAATTCTAGAATATACTATTACAAAGTCACTGAAAACGCTGAAACTTCCAAACCCTTTGTTGTTATTACACCTGTTTATGATTTGCCTTCAGACTTTATGTCTGATAAATATCTCAGTGAAGAATACTTAATTCAAATAGATGTAGAATCTTCAAATAATCAGAAAACAATTGATATAACAAAACGAATAAGATACCTGTTATATCAACAAAATTTAATTCAAGCATCTAGTCAGTTAGATGCTTATTTTGAAGAAACTAAACGTTATGTGATGTCGAGACGATATCAAGGCATACCCAAAAATATATATTATAAAAATCAGCGCATCGAATAGGTGTGCTTTTTAATTTTTAAGGAGGAAATAAGCAATGGCAGAAGGACAAGGTTCTTATAAAGTAGGTTTTAAAAGATTATACGTTGGAGTTTTTAACCCAGAAGCAACAAAAGTAGTTAAACGCATGACATGGGAAGATGAAAAAGGTGGTACAGTTGACCTAAATATCACAGGTTTAGCACCAGATTTAGTAGATATGTTTGCATCTAACAAACGTGTATGGATGAAAAAACAAGGTACTAATGAAGTTAAGTCTGACATGAGTATTTTCAATATTCCAAGTGATGATTTAAACACAGTTATTGGACGTACTAAAGATAAAAATGGTACATCTTGGGTAGGAGAGAATACAAGAGCACCGTATGTAACAGTAATTGGCGAATCGGAAGATGGTTTAACAGGTCAGCCGGTATATGTAGCCTTACTTAAAGGTACTTTTAGTTTAGATTCAATTGAATTTAAAACACGAGGTGAAAAAGCAGAAGCCCCAGAACCTACAAAATTAACAGGTGACTGGATGAATAGAAAAGTTGATGTTGATGGAACGTCACAAGGTATTGTATACGGTTATCATGAAGGTAAAGAAGGAGAAGCAGAATTCTTCAAAAAAGTATTCGTTGGATACACGGACAGTGAAGATCATTCAGAGGATTCTGCAGGTTCGTTACCCAGCTAATCCCCAAAATGTTGAAGTAGCAGTTAATTCAAAATCTGCAACAGTTTCAGCAGAATAGGGGCTTTCAAAATAAATCAAAGGAGAATAATTTATGACTAAAACTTTAAAGGTTTATAAAGGAGACGACGTCGTAGCTTCTGAACAAGGTGAAGGCAAAGTGTCAGTAACTTTATCTAATTTAGAAGCGGATACAACTTATCCAAAAGGTACTTACCAAGTGGCATGGGAAGAAAATGGTAAAGAATCTAGTAAAGTTGATGTACCTCAATTCAAAACCAATCCAATTCTAGTCTCAGGCGTATCATTTACACCAGAAACTAAATCAATTATGGTAAATACCGATGACAATGTTGAGCCAAACATTGCACCAAGCACAGCAACGAATAAAATATTGAAATATACAAGTGAACATCCAGAATTTGTTACTGTAGATGAAAATACAGGAGCAATTCACGGTGTAGCTGAAGGTACTTCAGTAATCACTGCTATGTCTACTGATGGAAGCGATAAGTCAGGACAAATTTCAGTGACAGTAACAAACGGATAGGGATTTAAGGCGCAGTATATCTGCGTCTTTTTTATTTGAATAAAAGGAGCTAATACAATGATTAAATTTGAAATTAAAGATCGTAAAACAGGAAAAACAGAGAGCTATACAAAAGAAGATGTAACAATGGGCGAAGCAGAAAAATGCTATGAGTATTTAGAATTAGTAAATCAAGAGAATAAAAAAGAAGCACCTAACGCAACAAAAATGAGACAAAAAGAGCGACAGTTATTAGTAGATTTATTTAAAGATGAAGGATTGACTGAAGAAGATGTTCTGAACAAGATGAGTACTAAAACTTATACAAAAGCCTTACAAGATATATTTCGAGAAATCAATGGTGAAGATGAAGAAGATTCAGAAACTGAACCAGAAGAGATGGGAAAGACAGAAGAACAATCTCAATAAAAGACATTTTATCGAACATTAAGAAAATACAACGTTTCTGTATGGAGCAGTATGGGTGGACATTAACTGAAGTCAGAAAACAGCCGTATGTAAAACTTTTAGAAATACTTAATGAAGAGAATAAAGAAGAGACTGAAGAAAAACAAAGTGAACAAAAAGTCATTACAGGTACGGATTTAAGAAAACTTTTTGGAAGCTAGAAAGGAGGTTAATATGAATGAAAAAGTAGAAGGCATGACCTTGGAGCTGAAATTAGACCATTTAGGTGTCCAAGAATGCATGAAAGGTTTAAAGCGACAATTAGGTGTTGTTAATAGTGAAATGAAAGCTAATCTGTCAGCATTTGATAAGTCTGAAAAATCAATGGAAAAATATCAGGCGAGAATTAAGGGGTTAAATGATAGGCTTAAAGTTCAAAAAAAGATGTATTCTCAAGTAGAAGATGAGCTTAAACAAGTTAACGCTAATTACCAAAAAGCTAAATCCAGTGTAAAAGATGTTGAGAAAGCATATTTAAAGTTAGTAGAAGCCAATAAAAAAGAAAAATTAGCTCTTGATAAATCTAAAGAAGCCTTAAAATCATCGAATACAGAACTTAAAAAAGCTGAAAATCAATATAAACGTACAAATCAACGTAAACAAGATGCGTATCAAAAACTTAAACAGTTGAGAGATGCAGAACAAAAGCTTAAGAATAGTAACCAAGCTACTACTGCACAACTAAAAAGAGCAAGTGACGCAGTACAGAAGCAGTCCGCTAAGCATAAAGCACTTGTTGAACAATATAAACAAGAAGGCAATCAAGTTCAAAAACTAAAAGTGCAAAATGACAATCTTTCAAAATCAAATGATAAAATTGAAAGTTCTTACGCTAAAACTAATACTAAATTAAAGCAAACAGAAAAAGAATTTAATGATTTAAACAATACTATTAAGAATCATAGCGCTAATGTCGCAAAAGCTGAAACAGCTGTTAATAAAGAAAAAGCTGCTTTAAATAATTTGGAGCGTTCAATAGATAAAGCTTCATCCGAAATGAAGACTTTTAACAAAGAACAAATGATAGCTCAAAGTCATTTCGGTAAACTTGCAAGTCAAGCGGATGTCATGTCAAAGAAATTTAGTTCTATTGGAGACAAAATGACTTCCCTGGGACGTACAATGACGATGGGCGTATCTACACCAATTACTTTAGGGTTAGGTGCAGCATTAAAAACAAGTGCAGACTTTGAAGGCCAAATGTCTCGAGTTGGAGCGATTGCGCAAGCAAGCAGTAAAGACTTGAAAAGCATGTCTAATCAAGCAGTTGACTTAGGAGCTAAAACCAGTAAAAGTGCTAACGAAGTTGCTAAAGGTATGGAAGAATTGGCAGCTTTAGGCTTTAATGCCAAACAAACAATGGAGGCTATGCCAGGTGTTATCAGTGCAGCAGAAGCAAGTGGTGCAGAAATGGCTACAACTGCAACTGTAATGGCTTCAGCGATTAACTCTTTCGGTTTAAAAGCATCTGATGCAAATCATGTTGCTGATTTACTTGCGAGATCAGCAAATGATAGTGCTGCAGATATTCAGTACATGGGAGATGCATTGAAGTATGCTGGTACTCCTGCAAAAGCATTAGGAGTTTCAATAGAGGACACTTCCGCAGCAATTGAAGTTTTATCTAACTCAGGTTTAGAGGGTTCTCAAGCAGGTACTGCCCTAAGAGCTTCATTTATCAGGCTAGCTAATCCAAGTAAAAATACAGCTAAGGAAATGAAAAAATTAGGTATTCATTTGTCTGATGCTAAAGGTCAATTTGTTGGCATGGGTGAATTGATTAGACAGTTCCAAGATAATATGAAAGGCATGACGAGAGAACAAAAACTAGCTACAGTGGCTACAATAGTTGGTACTGAAGCAGCAAGTGGATTTTTAGCCTTGATTGAAGCGGGACCAGATAAAATTAATAGCTATAGTAAATCCTTAAAGAATTCCAATGGCGAAAGTAAAAAAGCAGCAGATTTGATGAAAGATAATCTCAAAGGCGCTCTGGAACAATTAGGTGGCGCTTTTGAATCATTAGCAATCGAAGTCGGTAAAGATTTAACGCCTATGATTAGAGCAGGAGCGGAAGGTTTAACAAAATTAGTTGATGGATTTACACATCTCCCTGGTTGGGTTAGAAAAGCTTCAGTAGGATTAGCACTTTTTGGTGCAGCAATTGGACCTGCAGTTCTTGCTGGAGGGTTATTAATACGTACAGTTGGAAGTGCTGCTAAAGGATATGCGTCATTAAATAGACGTATTGCTGAAAATACAATCCTTTCAAATACTAATTCAAAAGCAATGAAATCTTTAGGTCTTCAAACATTATTTCTTGGTTCTACAACAGGAAAAACGTCAAAAGGCTTTAAAGGGTTAGCCGGAGCTATGATGTTTAATTTAAAACCTATAAATGTTTTGAAAAATTCTGCAAAGCTAGCAATTTTACCGTTCAAACTTTTGAAAAACGGTTTAGGATTAGCTGCAAAATCTTTATTTGCAGTAAGTGGAGGCGCAAGATTTGCGGGTGTAGCCTTAAGGTTTTTAACAGGACCTATAGGTGCTACAATAACTGCTATTACAATTGCGTATAAAGTTTTTAAAACCGCATATGATCGTGTGGAATGGTTCAGAAACGGTATTAACGGTTTAGGAGAAACTATAAAGTTTTTTGGTGGTAAAATTATTGGCGGCGCTGTTAGAAAGCTAGGAGAGTTTAAAAACTATCTTGGAAGTATCGGCAAAAGCTTCAAAGAAAAGTTTTCAAAAGATATGAAAGATGGTTATAAATCATTAAGCGACGATGACCTTCTCAAAGTAGGAGTCAACAAGTTTAAAGGATTTATGCAAACCATGGGCACAGCTTCTAAAAAAGCGTCTGATACTGTAAAAGTGTTAGGGAAAGGTGTTTCAAAAGAAACAGAAAAAGCTTTAGAAAAATATGTGCATTATTCTGAAGAAAATAGCAGAATCATGGAAAAAGTACGTTTAAACTCGGGTCAGATATCAGAAGACAAAGCAAAAAAACTTTTGAAAATTGAAACGGATTTATCTAATAACCTTATAGCTGAAATAGAAAAAAGAAATAAAAAGGAACTCGAAAAAACTCAAGAACTTATTGATAAGTATAGTGCATTCGATGAACAAGAAAAGCAAAACATTTTAACTCGAACTAAAGAAAAAAATGACTTGCGAATTAAAAAAGAGCAAGAACTCAATCAGAAAATCAAAGAATTGAAAGAAAAAGCTTTGAGTGATGGTCAGATTTCAGAAAATGAAAGAAAAGAAATTGAAAAGCTTGAAAATCAAAGACGTGATATCACTGTTAAAGAATTGAGTAAGACTGAAAAAGAGCAAGAGCGTATTTTAGTAAGAATGCAAAGAAACAGAAATGCTTATTCAATAGACGAAGCGAGCAAAGCAATTAAAGAAGCAGAAAAAGCAAGAAAAGCAAGAAAAAAAGAAGTGGACAAGCAATATGAAGATGATGTCATTGCTATAAAAAATAACGTCAACCTTTCTAAGTCTGAAAAAGATAAATTGTTAGCTATTGCTGATCAAAGACATAAAGATGAAGTAAGAAAAGCAAAATCTAAAAAAGATGCTGTAGTAGATGTTGTTAAAAAGCAAAATAAAGATATTGATAAAGAAATGGATTTATCCAGTGGACGTGTATATAAAAATACTGAAAAGTGGTGGAATGGCCTTAAAAGTTGGTGGTCTAACTTTAGAGAAGACCAAAAGAAAAAAAGCGATAAATACGCTAAAGAACAAGAAGAAACAGCTCGTAGAAACAGAGAAAATATAAAGAAATGGTTTGGAAATGCTTGGGACGGCGTAAAAAGTAAAACTGGCGAAGCCTTTAGTAAAATGGGCAGAAATGCTAATCATTTTGGCGGCGAAATGAAAAAAATGTGGAGCGGAATCAAAGGGATTCCAAGCAAATTAAGTTCAGGTTGGAGCTCAGCCAAAAGTTCTGTAGGATACCACACTAAGGCTATAGCTAATAGTACTGGTAAATGGTTTGGAAAAGCTTGGCAATCTGTTAAATCGACAACAGGAAGTATTTACAATCAAACTAAGCAAAAGTATTCAGATGCTTCAGATAAAGCTTGGGCGCATTCAAAATCTATTTGGAGAGGCACATCAAAATGGTTTAGCAATGCATATAAAAGTGCAAAGGGCTGGCTAACGGATATGGCTAATAAATCTCGCGCGAAATGGGATAATATTTCTAGTACAGCTTGGTCGAATGCAAAATCCGTTTGGAAAGGAACATCGAAATGGTTTAGTAACTCATACAAATCTTTAAAAGATTGGACTGGGGATATGTATTCAAGAGCCCACGATCGTTTTGATGCAATTTCAAGTTCGGCATGGTCTAACGCTAAATCAGTATTTAATGGTTTTAGAAAATGGCTATCCAAAACATATGATTGGATTAGAGATATTGGTAAAGACATGGGAAGAGCTGCGGCTGATTTAGGTAAAAATGTTGCTAATAAAGCTATTGGCGGTTTGAATAGCATGATTGGCGGTATTAATAAAATATCTAAAGCCATTACTGATAAAAATCTCATCAAGCCAATACCTACATTGTCTACTGGTACTTTAGCAGGAAAGGGTGTAGCTACCGATAATTCGGGAGCATTAACGCAACCGACATTTGCTGTATTAAATGATAGAGGTTCTGGAAACGCCCCAGGTGGTGGAGTTCAAGAAGTAATTCACAGGGCTGACGGAACATTCCATGCACCCCAAGGACGAGATGTGGTTGTTCCACTAGGAGTTGGGGATAGCGTAATAAATGCTAATGACACTCTGAAGTTACAGCGTATGGGTGTTTTACCAAAGTTTCATGGAGGTACGAAAAAGAAAGATTGGCTAGACCAACTTAAAGGTAATATAGGTAAAAAAGCAGGAGAATTTGGAGCTACAGCTAAAAACACAGCGCATAATATCAAAAAAGGTGCAGAAGAAATGGTTGAAGCAGCAGGCGATAAAATCAAAGATGGTGCATCTTGGTTAGGCGATAAAATCGGCGATGTGTGGGATTACGTACAACATCCAGGGAAACTAGTAAATAAAGTAATGTCAGGTTTAAATATTAATTTTGGAGGCGGAGCTAACGCTACAGTAAAAATAGCTAAAGGCGCATACTCATTGCTCAAAAAGAAATTAGTAGACAAAGTAAAATCGTGGTTTGAAGATTTCGGTGGTGGAGGCGATGGAAGCTATCTATTTGAATATCCAATCTGGCAAAGATTTGGACGCTACACAGGTGGACTTAACTTTAATGGCGGTCGTCACTATGGTATAGACTTTGGTATGCCTTCTGGAACAAACGTTTATGCCGTTAAAGGTGGTATAGCAGATAAGGTATGGACTGATTACGGTGGCGGTAATTCTATACAAATTAAGACTGGTGCTAATGAATGGAACTGGTATATGCATTTATCTAAGCAATTAGCAAGACAAGGCCAACGTATTAAAGCTGGTCAACTGATAGGGAAATCAGGTGCTACAGGTAATTTCGTTAGAGGAGCACACTTACATTTCCAATTGATGCAAGGGTCACATCCAGGGAATGATACAGCTAAAGATCCAGAAAAATGGTTGAAGTCACTTAAAGGTAGTGGCGTTCGAAGTGGTTCAGGTGTTAATAAGGCTGCATCTGCTTGGGCAGGCGATATACGTCGTGCAGCAAAACGAATGGGTGTTAATGTTACTTCGGGTGATGTAGGAAATATTATTAGCTTGATTCAACACGAATCAGGAGGAAATGCAGGTATAACTCAATCTAGTGCGCTTAGAGACATCAACGTTTTACAGGGCAATCCAGCAAAAGGATTGCTTCAATATATCCCACAAACATTTAGACATTATGCTGTTAGAGGTCACAACAATATATATAGTGGTTACGATCAGTTATTAGCGTTCTTTAACAACAGATATTGGCGCTCACAGTTTAACCCAAGAGGTGGTTGGTCTCCAAGTGGTCCAAGAAGATATGCGAATGGTGGTTTGATTACAAAGCATCAACTTGCTGAAGTGGGTGAAGGAGATAAACAGGAGATGGTTATCCCTTTAACTAGACGTAAACGAGCAATTCAATTAACTGAACAGGTTATGCGCATCATCGGTATGGATGGCAAGCCAAATAACATCACTGTAAATAATGATACTTCAACAGTTGAAAAATTGTTGAAACAAATTGTTATGTTAAGTGATAAAGGAAATAAATTAACAGATGCATTGATTCAAACTGTTTCTTCTCAGGATAATAACTTAGGTTCTAATGATGCAATTAGAGGTTTAGAAAAAATATTGTCAAAACAAAGTGGGCATAGAGCAAATGCAAATAATTATATGGGAGGTTTGACTAATTAATGCAATCTTTTGTAAAAATCATAGATGGTTACAAGGAAGAAGTAATAACAGATTTTAATCAGCTTATATTTTTAGATGCAAGGGCTGAAAGTCCAAACACCAATGATAACAGTGTAACTATTAACGGAGTAGATGGTATTTTACCGGGCGCAATTAGTTTTGCGCCTTTTTCATTAGTATTAAGGTTTGGCTATGATGGTATAGATGTTATAGATTTAAATTTATTTGAGCATTGGTTTAGATCTGTGTTTAATCGCAGACATCCTTATTATGTTATTACTTCTCAAATGCCTGGTGTTAAATATGCAGTGAATACAGCTAATGTTACATCTAATTTAAAAGATGGTTCTTCAACTGAAATTGAAGTAAGTTTAAATGTTTATAAAGGGTATTCTGAATCAGTTAATTGGACCGATAGCGAGTTCTTATTCGACTCTAATTGGATGTTTGAAAATGGAATTCCTCTTGATTTCACACCTAAATATACTCATACATCAAATCAATTTACTATTTGGAACGGTTCTACTGATACGATAAATCCACGATTCAAGCACGATTTGAAAATATTAATTAATTTAAATGCGAGTGGAGGATTTGAACTGGTTAACTATACAACAGGTGATATTTTTAAGTACAACAAAAGTATAGATAAAAACACTGATTTTGTTTTAGATGGTGTGTATGCATATCGAGATATAAATAGAGTGGGAATTGATACAAATAGAGGCATTATAACATTAGCGCCAGGTAAAAATGAATTTAAGATTAAAGGAGACGTCAGTGATATTAAAACTACATTTAAGTTTCCTTTTATTTATAGGTAGGTGATTTAATGGATTATCATGATCATTTATCAGTAATGGATTTTAATGAATTGATTTGTGAAAATTTACTAGATGTAGATTATGGTTCTTTTAAAGAATATTATGAACTGAATGAAGCTAGGTACATCACCTTTACAGTTTATAGAACTACTCATAATAGTTTTGTTTTTGATTTATTGATTTGTGAAAACTTCATAATTTATCATGGTGAAAAATATACAATTAAGCAGACAGCGCCAAAGGTTGAAGGTGATAAAGTTTTTATTGAAGTTACGGCATATCACATAATGTATGAATTTCAAAATCACTCAGTGGAATCAAATAAGCTTGATGACGACAGTAGCGAAACTGGTAAAACGCCAGAATACTCTTTAGATGAGTACTTAAGATATGGATTTGCAAATCAAAAAACTTCGGTCAAAATGACCTATAAAATAATTGGAGATTTTAAGCGAAAAGTACCGATTGACGAATTAGGTAACAAAAACGGCTTAGAATACTGTAAAGAAGCGGTAGACCTGTTTGGCTGTATAATTTACCCAAATGATACAGAGATTGGTTTTTATTCTCCTGAAACATTTTATCAAAGAAGCGAGAAAGTGATTCGATATCAATATAATACTGATACTGTATCTGCAACTGTCAGTACATTGGAATTAAGAACAGCTATAAAAGTTTTTGGAAAAAAGTATACAGCTGAGGAAAAGAAAAATTATAATCCTATTAGAACAACTGACATTAAATATTCAAATGGTTTTATAAAAGAAGGTACTTATCGTACCGAAACAATTGGGTCTAAAGCTACTATTAACTTTGATTGCAAGTATGGTAATGAAACAGTTAGATTTACAATAAAAAAGGGCTCTCAAGGTGGAATATATAAGTTGATTTTAGACGGCAAGCAAATTAAGCAAATTTCTTGTTTTGCTAAGTCGGTTCAGTCTGAAACAATAGATTTAATAAAAAATATTGATAAAGGCAAGCACGTTTTAGAAATGATATTTTTAGGAGAAGACCCCAAAAATAGAATTGATATATCTTCAAATAAAAAAGCTAAGCCTTGTATGTATGTTGGAACTGAAAAATCAACAGTCTTAAATTTAATTGCTGATAATTCAGGTCGCAATCAATACAAAGCAATTGTCGACTACGTCGCAGATAGTGCAAAGCAGTTTGGGATTCGATATGCTAATACGCAAACAAATGAAGATATCGAAACACAGGATAAGCTGTTAGAATTTGCAAAAAAGCAAATAAATGATACTCCTAAGACTGAATTAGATGTTAATTATATAGGTTATGAAAAAATAGAGCCAAGAGATAGCGTATTTTTTGTTCATGAATTAATGGGATATAACACTGAATTAAAGGTTGTTAAACTTGATAGGTCACATCCATTTGTAAACGCAATAGATGAAGTGTCTTTCAGCAATGAAATAAAAGATATGGTACAAATTCAACAAGCACTTAACAGACGAGTTATTGCACAAGATAATAGATATAACTATCAAGCAAATCGTATAAATCATTTATACACTAGTACTTTGAATTCTCCTTTCGAGACAATGGATATAGGGAGTGTATTAATATAATGGCAACAGAAGAAGTTAAAATCAAAGCGCTACTTGAAAACGATAAACAGTACTTTCCAGCTACACACTGGAAAGCTATAAATGGGATACCTTATGCAGGCAGTAGTGATATTGATGGATTGCCTCAAGACGGTATCATTTCGGTAGATGATAAAAATAAATTAGATAAATTAAAAATAGGCGAAGCAGGAATTATTCAAAATAGCATTGTACAGAAATCCCCAAACGGTAAATTGTGGAAAATAACAGTTGACGATAGTGGGAAACTTGGTACAGTGCTATTTTATTAGAAAGGAAGGTGCATTATGGAAAATTTGTATTTAATAAAGGATTTGGGAGCTTTAGCAGGTCGAGATTATAGAGCTAAAGAAATTCAAAACCTGCAAAGAATAGAGCAATTTGCGCTTGGCTTGACAACAGAGTTTAAGTTGCATCAGAAAGCTAAAACAATGCAACACTTCGCTGAGCAAATTTATTATAATGGTAGATCGCAAGCAGCAGTAAACAAATCTTTACAAAGTCAAATTAACGCACTTGTTGTGGCACCACGTAATAACAGTGCTAATGAGATTGTTCAAGCTCGAGTTAATGTAAACGGCGAAACCTTTGACACATTAAAAGAACATTTAGACGATTGGGAAACCAAAACTCAAATTAATAAAGAGGAAACTATAAGAGAATTAAATAAGACCAAACAAGAAATTCTTGATATCGAGTATCGTTTTGAACCTGATAAGCAAGAGTTTTTATTTGTGACAGAACTTGCACCTCTTACAAATGCAGTAATGCAATCCTTCTGGTTTGATAATAGAACAGGCATAGTATACATGACACAAGCTAGAAATAATGGCTATATGCTAAGTCGTTTAAGACCTAATGGTCAATTTATAGACAGCTCATTGATTGTAGGTGGGGGTCATGGTACACATAACGGTTATAGATATATTGATGATGAGTTATGGATTTATAGTTTTATCTTAAATGGTAATAATGAGAATACATTAGTTCGTTTCAAGTATACGCCTAATGTGGAAATTAGCTATGGCAAGTATGGTATGCAAGATGTATTTACAGGACACCCAGAAAAACCCTACATCACCCCTGTCATAAATGAAAAAGAAAATAAAATTCTATACAGAATTGAGAGACCTAGAAGTCAGTGGGAACTTGAAAACTCAATGAATTATATAGAGATAAGAAGTTTAGACGATGTTGATAAAAATATTGATAAAGTTTTGCATAAAATCAGTATCCCTATGAGACTAACAAACGAAACCCAACCAATGCAGGGTGTGACTTTTGATGAAAAATACTTGTATTGGTATACAGGAGACAGTAATCCAAATAATAGAAACTATTTAACGGCTTTCGATTTAGAAACAGGAGAAGAAGCGTATCAGGTTAATGCTGACTATGGTGGAACACTAGATTCATTTCCTGGCGAATTTGCGGAAGCAGAAGGTTTGCAAATATACTATGACAAAGATAGTGGTAAAAAAGCTTTGATGCTAGGTGTTACTGTCGGTGGTGATGGAAATAGAACACATCGTATTTTCATGATTGGGCAAAGAGGTATTTTAGAAATACTTCACTCAAGAGGCGTTCCTTTTATCATGAGTGACACAGGTGGTAGAGTTAAACCTTTACCAATGAGGCCTGATAAACTTAAGAATCTTGGGATGTTAACAGAGCCAGGTCTTTACTATTTATACACTGATCATACAGTTCAAATCGATGATTTCCCATTACCAAGAGAATGGCGTGATGCAGGTTGGTTCTTGGAAGTTAAGCCACCACAAACTGGCGGTGATGTAATTCAGATATTGACGCGTAATAGTTATGCAAGGAATATGATGACTTTTGAAAGGGTGCTTTCTGGAAGAACTGGAGACATTTCGGACTGGAATTATGTGCCTAAAAATAGTGGTAAATGGGAGAGAGTACCTTCATTCATCACAAAAATGTCAGATATTAACATAGTAGGCATGTCGTTTTATTTAACTACGGATGATACAAAACGTTTTACAGATTTTCCAACTGAACGTAAAGGGGTAGCTGGTTGGAACTTATATGTAGAAGCTTCAAACACAGGTGGCTTTGTTCATAGGCTAGTTCGTAATAGTGTTACAGCATCTGCTGAGATACTATTGAAAAATTATGATAGTAAAACAAGTTCAGGGCCATGGACTTTACACGAAGGGAGAATTATAAGTTAATGAGTAATTTAGAGAAATCTGTAGCTATAAATTTAGAAAACACAGCGCATTATGAAAATATTTCAAATCTAGATATAACTTTTAGAACAGGAGAGAGTGATTCTTCTGTTCTTCTTTTTAATATCATTAAAAATAATCAACCGTTATTACTGAGTGAAGAAAATATCAAAGCACGAATAGCGATTCGAGGTAAAGGAGTAATGGTAGTTGCTCCACTAGAAATATTAGATCCATTTAAAGGTATTTTAAAATTTCAATTACCTAATGATGTAATTAAAAGAGATGGAAGTTATCAAGCTCAAGTTTCGGTTGCAGAATTAGGTAATTCAGACGTGGTAGTTGTAGAGAGAACTATCACATTTAACGTTGAAAAAAGTTTGTTTAGCAAGATTCCCTCTGAAACAAAACTACACTATATTGTTGAGTTTCAAGAATTAGAAAAAACTATTATGGATCGCGCGAAAGCAATGGACGAGGCTATAAAAAATGGTGAGGATTATGCGAGTCTGATTGAAAAAGCTAAAGAAAAAGGTCTATCAGATATTCAAATAGCAAAATCTTCAAGTATTGATGAATTAAAGCAACTTGCTAATAGCCGTATATCTGATTTGGAAAATAAAGCGCAAGCATATTCAAGAACATTCGATGAGCAAAAGCGATATATGGATGAGAAACATGAAGCCTTCAAGCAGTCAGTGAATAGTGGTGGTTTAGTCACAAGTGGTTCTACTTCAAATTGGCAAAAAGCTAAGATTACTAAAGATGATGGTAAGATAATGCAGATTACTGGATTTGATTTTAATAATCCAGAACAAAGAATAGGTGATTCAACCCAATTTATTTATGTTTCGCAAGCTATAAATTATCCAAGAGATGTTAGTACTAACGGTACTGTCGAATATTTAGTAGTAACTTCAGATTACAAGCGTATGACTTATCGACCGAACGGTACAAATAAAGTGTTTGTTAAAAGAAAAGAAGCGGGTTCATGGTCTGAGTGGTCAGAATTAGCTATTAATGATTACAATACACCTTTTGAAACTGTTCAAAGTGCCCAATCAAAAGCTAATATGGCCGAAAGTAACGCTAAATTATACGCAGATGACAAGTTTAATAAAAGGTATTCGGTTATTTTTGATGGAACAGCAAATGGTGTGGGCTCTACATTGTACTTAAATGAGAGTTTAGACCAATTTATTTTATTAATTTTTTATGGGACTTTTCCAGGTGGTGACTTTACAGAGTTTGGCAGTCCTTTTGGAGGAGGAAAGATTTCATTGAATCCCTCAAATCTTCCAGATGGTGATGGAAATGGTGGAGGTGTTTATGAGTTTGGATTAACTAAATCTAGTCGTACATCTTTAACTATATCAAACGATGTCTATTTCGACTTAGGAAGTCAAAGAGGCTCTGGTGCGAACGCAAATAGAGGGACAATTAACAAAATTATAGGAGTGAGAAAATAATGCAAATATTAGTTAACAAGCGTAATGAGATAATTTCATACGCTATCATTGGCGGCTTTGAAGAAGGTATTGATATTGAAAATTTACCAGAAAATTTCTCTCAAGTTTTTAGACCTAAAGCCTTTAAATATTCAAATGGGGAAATAGTTTTTAACGAAGATTATTCAGAAGAAAAAGATGACTTGCATCAACAGATTGACAGTGAAGAACAAAACACAGTCGCTTCTGATGACATCTTACGAAAAATGGTTGCTAGTATGCAGAAACAAGTTGTTCAAAGTACAAAGTTATCGATGCAAGTTAATAAGCAAAATGCACTAATGGCAAAACAACTTGTGACACTTAATAAAAAATTAGAAGAGGTTAAAGGAGAGACTGAAAATGCTTAAATTAATTTCACCAACATTCGAAGATATTAAAACATGGTATCAATTGAAAGAATATAGTAAAGAAGATATAGCGTGGTATGTAGATATGGAAGTTATAGATAAAGAGGAATATGCAATTATTACAGGAGAAAAGTATCCAGAAAATCTAGAGTCATAGGTTATAATCTTATGGCTTTTTAATTTGAATAAAGTGGGTGGTGTAATGTTTGGATTTACCAAACGACACGAACAAGATTGGCGTTTAACGCGATTAGAAGAAAATGATAAGACTATGTTTGAAAAATTCGACAGAATAGAAGACAGTCTGAGAACGCAAGAAAAAATTTATGACAAGTTAGATAGAAATTTCGAAGAACTAAGGCGTGACAAAGAAGAAGATGAAAAAAATAAAGAGAAAAATGCTAAAAATATTAGAGACATCAAGATGTGGATTCTAGGATTAATAGGGACGATTCTAAGTACATTTGTTATAGCCTTGTTAAAAACTATTTTTGGCATTTAAAGGAGGTGATCACCATGCTTAAGGGAATTTTAGGATATAGCTTTTGGTCGTGTTTCTGGTTTGGTAAGTGTAAGTAATATTTAAGAGTCAGTGCTTCGGCACTGGCTTTTTATTTTGGATAAAAGGAGCAAACAAATGGATGCAAAAGTAATAACAAGATACATCGTATTGATCTTAGCATTAGTAAATCAATTCTTAGCGAATAAAGGTATAAGTCCGATACCAGTAGATGAAGAAAGTGTTTCATCGATTATCTTAACAGTTGTTGCTTTATATACTACATATAAAGATAATCCAACATCTCAAGAAGGGAAATGGGCGAATCAAAAATTAAAGAAATATAAAGCTGAAAGTAAATATAGAAAAGCAACAGGGCAAGCGCCAATTAAAGAAGTAATGACACCTACGAATATGAACGACACAAATGATTTAGGGTAGGTGTTGACCAATGTTGATAACAAAAAACCAAGCAGAAAAATGGTTTGATAATTCATTAGGGAAGCAGTTCAATCCTGATTTGTTTTATGGATTTCAGTGTTATGATTACGCCAATATGTTCTTTATGTTAGCGACAGGCGAAAGGCTGCAAGGTTTATATGCTTATAATATCCCGTTTGATAATAAAGCAAAGATTGAAAAATATGGTCAAATAATTAAAAACTATGACAGCTTTTTACCGCAAAAGTTGGATATTGTCGTTTTCCCGTCAAAGTATGGTGGCGGAGCTGGACACGTTGAAATTGTTGAGAGCGCAAATTTAAACACTTTCACATCATTTGGTCAAAACTGGAACGGTAAAGGTTGGACTAATGGCGTTGCGCAACCTGGTTGGGGTCCTGAAACTGTGACAAGACATGTTCATTATTATGACAATCCAATGTATTTTATTAGGTTAAACTTCCCTAACAACTTAAGCGTTGGCAATAAAGCTAAAGGTATTATTAAGCAAGCGACTACAAAAAAAGAGGCAGTAATTAAACCTAAAAAAATTATGCTTGTAGCCGGTCATGGTTATAACGATCCTGGAGCAGTAGGAAACGGAACAAACGAACGCGATTTTATACGTAAATATATAACGCCTAATATCGCTAAGTATTTAAGACATGCAGGACATGAAGTTGCATTATACGGTGGCTCAAGTCAATCACAAGATATGTATCAAGATACTGCATACGGTGTTAATGTAGGCAATAAAAAAGATTATGGCTTATATTGGGTTAAATCACAGGGGTATGACATTGTTCTAGAAATACATTTAGACGCAGCAGGAGAAAGCGCAAGTGGTGGGCATGTTATTATCTCAAGTCAATTCAATGCAGATACTATTGATAAAAGTATACAAGATGTTATTAAAAATAATTTAGGACAAATAAGAGGTGTAACACCTCGTAACGATTTACTAAATGTTAATGTATCAGCAGAAATAAATATCAATTATCGCTTATCTGAATTAGGTTTTATTACTAATAAAAATGATATGGATTGGATTAAGAAAAATTACGACTTGTACTCTAAACTAATAGCTGGTGCGATTCATGGTAAGCCAATTGGTGGAGTGGTAGCTAGTGAGGTCAAAGCGCCAGTTAAAAACGAAAAGAATCCGCCAGTGCCAGCAGGTTATACACTCGATAAGAATAATGTCCCTTATAAAAAAGAACAAGGCAATTACACAGTAGCTAATGTTAAAGGTAATAATGTAAGAGACGGTTATTCAACTAATTCAAGAATTACAGGGGTATTACCCAACAACACAACAATTACGTATGACGGTGCATATTGTATTAATGGTTATAGATGGATTACTTATATTGCTAATAGTGGACAACGTCGCTATATTGCGACCGGAGAGGTAGACATAGCAGGCAACCGAATAAGCAGTTTTGGTAAGTTTAGTGCAGTTTGATAATTGTATATGATGAATCTTAGGCAGGTACTTCGGTACTTGCCTATTATTTAAAATTAATAAACAGTTAATTTTTACATGAATATATTAAATTTTAAAAAAACAAACGTTTTTAGTATATAAATTATTTTGTGTTCGTATTGTGTGCTATGATTAAAAAGTTGTTATGGTCAACTATATCGTGGTTTTATGTTTATTATCAATCAAAATATAAATTATTTATAATTTGTTTGGTAATGAACGGGTTTTTTTCGAAATAATAGTAAAAAAACACATTTGTAGATATTTTAAACTCGGTAAATCTTTTAATAAATATTTAATTTTATTAAAAGTTAAAAAGGTTTAATATAAAAATGTAATAAAATTTATAAAGAAAGGAAATGATTTTTATGGTCAAAAAAAGACTATTAGCTGCAACATTGTCGTTAGGAATAATCACTCCTATTGCTACTTCGTTTCATGAATCTAAAGCTGATAACAATATTGAGAATATTGGTGATGGCGCTGAGGTAGTCAAAAGAACAGAAGATACAAGTAGCGATAAGTGGGGGGTCACACAAAATATTCAGTTTGATTTTGTTAAAGATAAAAAGTATAACAAAGACGCTTTGATTTTAAAAATGCAAGGTTTTATCAATTCAAAGACTACTTATTACAATTACAAAAACACAGATCATATAAAAGCAATGAGGTGGCCTTTCCAATACAATATTGGTCTCAAAACAAATGACCCCAATGTAGATTTAATAAATTATCTACCTAAAAATAAAATAGATTCAGTAAATGTTAGTCAAACATTAGGTTATAACATAGGTGGTAATTTTAATAGTGGTCCATCAACAGGAGGTAATGGTTCATTTAATTATTCAAAAACAATTAGTTATAATCAACAAAACTATATCAGTGAAGTAGAACGTCAAAATTCAAAAAGTGTTCAATGGGGAATAAAAGCTAATTCATTTATCACATCATTAGGTAAAATGTCTGGACATGATCCAAATTTATTTGTTGGATATAAACCATATAGTCAAAATCCGAGAGACTATTTTGTTCCAGACAATGAATTACCCCCATTAGTACACAGTGGTTTCAATCCTTCATTTATTGCAACTGTTTCTCATGAAAAAGGCTCAGGAGATACAAGTGAATTTGAAATAACGTATGGCAGAAATATGGATGTTACTCATGCTACTAGAAGAACAACACACTATGGCAATAGTTATTTAGAAGGATCTAGAATACACAACGCATTTGTAAACAGAAATTACACAGTTAAATATGAAGTGAACTGGAAAACTCATGAAATTAAAGTGAAAGGACATAATTGATATGAAAAAAATAGTCAAATCATCAGTTGTTACATCAATTGCATTGCTTTTGCTATCCAATACAGTTGATGCAGCTCAACATATCACACCTGTAAGTGAGAAAAAGGTTGATGATAAAATTACTTTGTACAAAACAACTGCAACATCAGATTCCGATAAGTTAAAAATTTCTCAGATTTTAACTTTTAATTTTATTAAAGATAAAAGTTATGATAAAGATACATTAATACTCAAAGCTGCTGGAAACATTTATTCTGGCTATACAAAGCCAAATCCAAAAGACACTATTAGTTCTCAATTTTATTGGGGTTCTAAGTACAACATTTCAATTAATTCAGATTCTAATGACTCAGTAAACGTTGTAGATTATGCACCTAAAAATCAAAATGAAGAATTTCAAGTACAACAAACGGTAGGTTATTCTTATGGTGGAGATATTAATATCTCTAACGGCTTATCAGGTGGAGGTAATGGTTCAAAATCTTTTTCAGAGACAATTAACTATAAACAAGAAAGCTATAGAACTAGCTTAGATAAAAGAACTAATTTCAAAAAAATTGGTTGGGATGTTGAAGCACATAAAATTATGAATAATGGTTGGGGACCATATGGCAGAGATAGTTATCATTCAACTTATGGTAATGAAATGTTTTTAGGCTCAAGACAAAGCAACTTAAATGCTGGACAAAACTTCTTGGAATATCACAAAATGCCAGTGTTATCCAGAGGTAACTTCAATCCAGAATTTATTGGTGTCCTATCTCGAAAACAAAACGCTGCAAAAAAATCGAAAATTACTGTTACTTATCAAAGAGAAATGGATAGATATACAAACTTTTGGAATCAACTTCACTGGATAGGTAATAATTATAAAGATGAAAATAGAGCAACTCATACATCAATTTATGAAGTTGATTGGGAAAATCATACAGTTAAATTAATAGATACTCAATCTAAGGAAAAAAATCCTATGAGCTAAACAGATAGATAATCAAAAAATCTTAAATATGTTAAAATTTACAAACACTTTCTTTCTATATTAGGGTAACCACGTCTTAATTGACGTGGTTATTTTTTCAGGGCAAAAAAAGGGCGGATTATTTAAATAAGGACAAACACTTGTGGAAAATTTAAAAGGTTAAAAATAATAAAGAACTTGGTATAACAAGGGTTTTATACATTTGCGTACAACGACGAAATGTCAATTTACCATCACATTATGACGATATGTTTATTTTAAACACACAAGCTCATGCGCGTCTTGATCAAATGGCACAACAGTTTGAAGTTGTTTGTAATGGCTTGAACGAAAATGAAGGACAAGCAATTCAAACGATGGATCAATCTGCCTCTCTAATACGGTCAAACTTAATTCAAGTTAAAGAACAATTAGAAAAACTAGCTGTATACTAATTAATTTATTAAATGCTACTTGTTTTCATTGAGAATAAGTAGCTTTTTCAAACATAAAAGTTTTACAAACACATAAATGGGTGATGAGCTATGTTTAAAAGAACTAAACTAATCTTAATAGCAACATTACTGCTATCAGGATGTTCAACTACCAATAACGAATCTAATAAAGAAACAAAATCAGTGCCAGAAGAAATGGAAGCTTCAAAATATGTAGGTCAAGGCTTCCAACCACCTGCAGAAAAAGATGTGGTTGAATTTGCGAAAAAGCATAAAGATAAAATTGCCAAACGAGGCGAACAATTTTTTATGGATAATTTCGGTCTAAAAGTTAAAGCTACCAATGTTGTAGGTAGTGGAAAAGGCGTAGAAGTATTCGTGCATTGTGATGACCACGATATCGTATTTAATGCGAGTATTCCATTTGATAAATCAATAATTGAGAGTGATAGCTCATTAAGAAGTGAGGACAAAGGCGATGATATGAGTACTTTAGTTGGTACAGTGTTGAGTGGCTTTGAATATCGAACACAAAAAGAAAAGTATGACAATTTATATAAATTTTTCAAAGATAATGAAGAGAAATACCAATATACAGGCTTTACAAAAGAAGCAATAAACAAGACGCAAAATGTCGGATATAAAAATGAATATTTTTATATCACTTACTCGTCAAGAAGCTTAAAAGAATATCGTAAGTATTACGAACCATTGATTCATAAAAATGATAAAGAATTTAAAGAAGGAATGGAACAAGCCAGAAAAGAAGTGAATTACGCTGCTAATACAGATACAGTAACAACATTGTTTAGTACAAAGGAAAATTTTACTAAAGACAATACAGTTGATGATGTAATTGAACTGAGTGATAAACTATATAATTTTAAAAATAAGCCAGAAAAATCTACAATTACAATTCAAATAGGAAAGCCTACTATTAATACTAAAAAAGCCTTTTATGATGATAATGATCCAATAGAATATGGAGTGTATCGTAAAGATGAATAAATTTTTTTAAAATGCTTTTTAATATTCTATATAAACACATAAATGGGTGATGAGCTATGTTTAAAAAGGCGAAATTAATCTTAATAGCAACGCTACTGTTATCAGGATGTTCAGCGATGAATAATGAATCAAAAAAAGACACAAATACAGAAACAAATACAGAAACAAAATCAGTACCAGAAGAAATGGAAGCTTCAAAATATGTAGGACAAGGCTTTCAACCACCTGCAGAAAAAGATGCGATTGAATTTGTGAAGAAGCATCGTAAAGAATTTGAAAAAGTAGGTGAACAATTCTTTAAAGATAACTTTGGACTAAAAGTTAAAGCTACAAATGTTGTAGGTAAAGATGATGGTGTAGAAGTTTATGTGCATTGCGAAGATCATGGCATTGTATTTAATGCAAGTCTACCTTTGTACAAAGATGCCATCCATCAAAAAGGATCAATGCGTAGTAATGACAACGGTGATGATATGAGTATGATGGTGGGTACAGTGCTGAGTGGCTTTGAATATCGAGCGCAAAAAGAAAAGTATGATAATTTATATAAATTCTTCAAAGAAAATGAAAAGCAATATCAATATACAGGTTTTACTAAAGAAGCAATTAACAAGACGCAAAACGTCGGGTATCAAAATGAATATTTTTATATTACATATTTATCAAGAAATTTAAAAGAATATAGAAAATATTACGAACCATTGATACATAAAAATGATAAAGAGTTTAAAGAAGGTATGCAACGAGCTAGAAAAGAGCTAAACTATACTGCTAATACAAATACTGTAGCAACGTTGTTTAGTACGAATGATGAAAGGAATAGAAAAGAAAAGATAAATAATGTAATAGATTTATCCGAGAAAATTGAAAGAACAAAAGATATGCCAATCAAGAATACTATAACTACTCAATTAGGAAATAAACTTATTGGCACAAAAAAAGCTCGTTTTGATGATAAGAAAGTAGTGTCGTTTGGAGCATTTGAAGATGAATAAAATAAATGATAGAGATTTAACAGAATTGAGTAGCTATAGGGTTTATCAAGACATCAATAAAGATAATGACTTTACAGTTAACGAAAAACGATTTAAGCAGGCAGATGTATTTGAAGATTTATATAGAGAGAAACTAAAAGACACAAATAAATTAAGAGAGTATAATTATTTACAAAATGAAACTTTTAAAAGCGCATAAATAGGTGATGAGATATGCTTAAAAAAGCAAAATTTATCTTAATGGCAACGATACTACTATCAGGATGTTCAACTACCAATAACGAATCCAACAAAGAAACAAAATCTGTACCAGAAGAAATGGATGCTTCAAAATATGTAGGACAAGGATTCCAACCACCTGCAGAAAAAGATGCGATTGAATTTGCAAAGAAGCATAAAGATAAAATTGCTAAGCGAGGCGAACAATTTTTTATGGATAACTTCGGTCTAAAAGTTAAAGCTACAAATGTTATAGGTAGTGGCGATGGTGTAGAAGTATTCGTGCATTGTGATGACCACGACATCGTATTTAATGCGAGTATTCCATTTGATAAATCAATTATTGACAGTGATAGCTCATTAAGAAGTAAGGATAAAGGTGATGATATGAGTACTTTAGTTGGTGCAGTACTCAGTGGGTTTGAATATCGAGCACAAAAAGAAAAATATGATAAATTATATAAATTTTTCAAAGATAATGAAGAGAAATATCAATATACAGGATTTACAAAAGAAGCAATTAATAAGACGCAAAATAGTGGTTATGAAAATGAATATTTTTATATTTCGGCCATACCTTATAATTTAGCTGAGTATAGAGACTATTTTGAACCATTGTTAAACAAAAGTGACAGTGAATTTTCAAAAGAATTGTCAAATGTTAAGAAGCAATTAAAAGATAAGTCTAAAGTTTCGGTAACTACTACTCTATTTAGTAAAAAAAAGAACTATACTAAAAAAAGTAACAGTGAAAATGTAATAAAAATGGCAGAAGAAATAAAAAAAGATAAAGAGATACCAAACGGTATAGAGCTTAGTATAAAATTTTCGGACAATAAAATAAATACGGTTAAACCAAATTTTAACGGTGAAAGCACTTCAGAATATGGTGTGTTTGATCAAGAATAA